GGCCAGCGTGTCGTCGGCTAGGGCCTCGGTCGGGGCGTGGCGGCCGACGAACACGATGATCGCGTAGTCGTACTGCCAATGGACGCGGTCGGCCCGGGTGGTCTCGATCGCCCCGGGCATGACCGCCACCACGGGGTCGTCCATGTCCTCGATGTCGTAGCTGGGCCAGTTCTGCCGCACGACCGAGGGCGTCACGGCGGTGAACGTGTAGGCGTCCAGGCTGTCGGCCAGGGCGTCGGCGATCTCGCGGGCGGTGCTCACGCTAGGCCTCCACCAACCGCCGCATGGCCTCCAGATTGGCCCGCAGGCGGTCGTCTAGCGGTGATCGTGCCACGGCGTCCTCGGCCAACTGGAGGGCCTGTGGACGCAGCCCCAACTCCCAGGCCGCCATGGCGGCGATGTCGGCCGCCCGGCATTTGGCGTTGGGATCAGTGGCGTGGGTCGGCTCGCCGTCCGCCTGGAGGGCGACCTGGGCAAACGCCAGCGTCTCGCGCCACTCCCGCCGCTTGCAGTGGGCCTGCGCCAAATGCTCCCAGGCGTCCGGCTCCCAGGTCGCCTCGCGGGCGGCCCGGTGGAGGTGCAGTTCTTCACCCGTGACCCTGGCGAGCGCCCGCAGGGCGTAGGCCCGCTCGGTGACGCTGCCATCCGGCATCCGTAGGTATGCGGCCCACTGGGCGGCCGCCTCGGGCAGGTTTTGGTAGTCGCACTCGCGGGCCAGATACCACCGCGCCCGGGCATCGTGCGGGGCCTCGGCCACCGCCACGCGGAGCAGCTCGAGGTCCGTGGCGTGCCGCTTGCCGTGGTCGCGGTGGTGGTGGATTTCCAGCCCCTCGGCCACCCGGATTCGTCGGTCCCCCTTCCAGCAGACCAGCCCCTCGTGGGTCGCCCCGGTCCACCGGAAGCCGGCCCGGGCGTGGACCCGGTCGCAGTAGAAGACGAGGCCCGGCCGGCCGTCGGGTGCCCACGACCAAACGTACCGATACCGCAGGTTGTTGGTGCCGTCGACCCACGCCCGCTCGACAGCCTCCCGCCAGCCGGGCTGGAGCCGCTCGTCGAGGTCCAAACGGATCGCCACGTCGACGTCCGGCGGCAGGTGGTGGAGCGACAGGTTGTGGGCCTCGTCCCACCGCCACGGGCAGACGTAGCCGGTGGCCACGGTCACGCCGGCTAGGGTCAGCCGCTGGACGGTGCCGTCGGTGCTTCCGGTGTCGGTCACCACCCGCACGTCTGCGTCCTGGCACGACTCGGCCCACGCCAAGGCGTGCTTTTCCTCGTTCTTGCTCAGTGCGTAAACGCCGATTTTCACACCCGCCTCCAGACGATCAGGGTCTCCCCGGCCGTGCCACCGCAGAACTCGCAGCCCGGCCGGCACCGGGCCTTGCCGATGTGGACGCCCGTCGGCACGGCCTCCCACGCGAGGCCCTCCGGGGCGGTGATCCGGTCCGCGAGCAGCTCGGGCCGGCAGTCGATGTCGATGTCTTCGATGACGTACACGCCGCCCGGGGCCAACAGCGGCAGCAGCGTCTCGGCGGTCACGATCTGATGGGCCTCGAGGTGCGACCCGTCGTCGATGATCAGGTCGAACGGCCCGCCCCCAGCCGCGGCCACGGCCGCCTGGAGCGACTGCCGGACGCCCTGGTCGGCCTGGTAGCACCGGATCCGCCCGGCCGCGAACAGGACGTCCGGCCGAATGTCGAGGCCGATCACCTCGGCGGCCGGGAAATACTCCTCCCACATTCGGAGCGACGAGCCAGCGTTCACGCCCACCTCAAGCACCCGCCGCACTGACTCGCGGCGATCGCCGAACATGGCGTGGTACGCGGGCGTGTAGTTGTGGCAGGTGTCACCGGGAACGCCGCCGTACACGGTGGACGTGCCACCCTTGTCGGTCATGTGCTTGTCGGCCAGGTCGCAGAGTAGCGTCACGGGAGCCCCCGGTAGTTGGTGAACTGGGTCTGGTCATGGTTGGCCGGATACCACCGCACGGGCAGGGCATCCAGCAGCTCGACGTAGGCCATGGTGTTCATGTCCCACGACAGCCGGCCGGTGAGCCTGGCCCGCAGGCTGGCCACGGTCTCGACAGCGTCGAACAGCGGGGCGGCCAGCTGCCGGGGGCAGATCCAGCACGACCCGACAAACCGCCAGTGGGCCTCGGCGTCGTTAATCACGCCCTTGGGCCAGCAGCCGGGCAGCGTGATCGCGTCACAGGGCCGCCGCTCGAGGTCGTCCACGAACGCCCGCAGGACGTCCTCGGTGACGTTGGTCTGCTTCAGGACCGTGTATTCGATCCACGCGAACACGTCGACGTCTGGATACCACTCGGCGGCCTGCCTCATCCACCAGTAGCGTTGCAGAAGGACAATGTTCGACCGGGTCATGTCGGCGGCCGTGTGGAACCGGTCGCCCGGCGGGTGGGCACACGACGGCAGCAGGCCGGGGTTATCCGCCAGCAGCTTGTAGGCCCAGCAGTCCTCCAACCGCCAGCCAGCGTCGAAGGCGTGGAGTTTGTTGCCCAACGCTGATTTCAGCCGGCCACCCAAATCGGCACACTTGCCGGGGGTCAGGTGCTTGGCCGGGAACGGGGCGTGGACGAACCCGGTGACTGCCATCGCTCTCATGGGCTCGGGCCTCCGTAGCCGGTGAACAGGGTCTCGTCGTGGTCCGCGGCGTAGACCCGGAACTTGTCCCGGTGGTCGCGAAGCATGGCGGACCAGGTGTTCACCTCCCAGGTGGTCTGGCCGCTGAACTGCATTTGCAGCGTGGCGTACTTGACCGTCGTGTCGTGGAACCACTCGGCCAGGCCGGGCGGGACGACCACCACGCCCCCGGCGACGTACCATGCCGGCTTCGACCAGTCGATCAGCGGCCGATTGACCATCGGCCAGATCCCGGCGATCGTGATCCGGTCCGGCGGGGCCGCCTCGACCCGGGCGAAAAACTCGCGGATCATGCGGTCGGTGATCGGGGCCTTCAGGTGAAAGATCCCAAAGTCCACCCACACGACATGGTCGCCGGTCATGCGGGCCGCCTCGGCCAACCACGCGGTCTTCTGGTGCTGAACCACGGTATAGGCCGTCGTGTCCTTCATGGGCGACCCGGGCGGGGGCCGGCAGCCAGCCGCAAAGTCGGTCATCCAACAATGGGCCAGCCCGGCCGGGCGGACGAACGTCCGCGGCGTCGGAATCACGTCGTTGGTTGCCCCGTCGTAGAAGCAGACGGTGGGCAGGGCCAGGCCAATGAGCCGCCGGCCCAGCTCGAGGTAGCGGGCGTGCGGCCGGTGGCCGGCGTTCAGCCGGACGTAACCGGTGACAAGAGTTGCCACGCTTCCTCCTCCGGCAGCTCGACCAGCCAGGCCTCGGCGTCCCGCACGCCAAACGACACGATCACGCGGCCAAGCAGGATCGCCAGCCCGGCGGCAAACTCAATGGCCCGCGGCTCCTTAAACCAGAACGGCTGCGACATGCGGGCCAGCGCCAGCCGCTCGTCAAACCAGACGAACCGGTGTTCGTAGGACCGCCCCCGCGGGGTGTGGGCCACCTCGTGAATCACGGCCAGCCACCCGCCCCGGAACGGCACCAGCTGCGAGCCACCGCGGAACTCGCTGGCGATTACCGGGGCCGGGCTCCGCCGCACGATCTGCCAGCCGCCGGGCAGGTCGTGGTCTTGGTCGATGGTCACGACGTGGCCGCCGTGCCGGCAGGCGTACACCCACCCGCCACGGCCGAGGATCGGCATCCAGTTCTTTTCGTGTTCCTGCGTGGTGATCCCGTCGAGCACCCGGAGGTCGGTGACCGTGGCCGTGGCTATGTCGATGGTGCCGGCCGCCATCCGGCAACGTCCGTCGAACGGGGCCACGTTGCGGACGGTGGCCGAAATCCCCAGACCGGTGCCCACGGCCCGCAGCCGGCAGTCCTCCAGCCCGTCGACCGGGTATTCCGTTTTTGGGTAGGCCACCTCGAGCGGCCGGCAGGACACGGGCCGCAGCTCGGCGTCGAACCGGACCAGCAGGTTCTGGGTGCGGATCGTCTGGCCGTCGGCCTCGGGCATGACGTATCGGCCGTCAACGATCTCGTAGTTCGACGAGCGGACGATGGCGACCAGGTCGCCGCCGTGGACGATCACCGTGGGGTTGAAAAGCGACCAGCCCTGGTGGGCCGGGGCAATGTCGATCCGGTGAAACGTCGGGCTCGCCAACTCGGCCAGGAGCGGCGTGTAGACGATCCGGTTGGCCCGCGTGACCATGGCGACCTCGGCCGACACGTCCGGCGTCGACAGGATTCGCTCGCAGGCGCGGCGGCCGGCCTCGATCTCGCCGCAGTGGTAGGCGTGGGCCGCCAGGTGGCACAGGCTGTCGATCATGCCCCGCAGTTTCGCAGGGGCCGACAGCGGGCCGGAGGGGGTCGGCTAGCGGTCCTGATGACTAGAACTGCCCAGCAAAACCGGCGGCACTGGCTGGTACGCCTCCGCATCAATCTCCTCCACCGCACCGCTGGCGAGCAGTTGCGGTAGCAGCGTGGCGGCAGGCTCCCAAGTGATGAACTCGTCATTCACGGCCAACAGCAGTCGGCCGGTAGCGTCACGCGGGGCGACGGCGGCCGGGTCGAAGCAGGTGAGCGTGCGACCGTCCGGCGTCGGGTGGCCCCACGCGGCGTCCAGTTGCAGGCGAATCGACTCGTAGAGCGCGGCGTCGGCGGTGCGGTAATACTTCATGCGACCGTAATCCCCCACTTCTTGCCCAAGTAGCGTTCGACCTTGAGCCGCTCAGAGTCGGACAGCGGGCGGTCGTAGCACAGGATTTCACCTATCCAGCCTTGGAACTGGAACAGTGAGGAAGAGTAGTAGCCGATGCGTGACATCGTGTCAGCGTTGCTTGTGCTGAACGACGAGGCAAACGGGCTCACGGCACCTGTTCGCTGGGTTCCGTCGATAAACACGAAACCGCCGCCAGCAGCCGACCGAACGCAGGTGAACACGCCTGGCCCCATGAGGGCTGATGCAGTTGCTGAGTATTGCACACGCAACCGGTTTGTCCCTTCGGTAAATCCACCAAACGCAACTTCTAAGAACTTTACCGCCGCCTTGGTGGCACTCATGCCCGTGCCGGCGCCGCCATCTGACAGCATTTGCCGCTGACCAGATTGGTCTGCCGTCTGAGCTGCGGCAATGATCCATGTCTCGTCTGTTCGGCTGGTTCCTGTGAAGTTCAAGCCGTCGTTGCTGCCGTCAAACGACAACGCGGTCTTACCGTTCACCGTGGTGGTCACGGGCCGGTTGTTGGCCGTGGTCTGCGTGGCCGCACTCTTCAGCCCCGCCTTGCTCGTCCAGGTTTCGACGGCCCCGGCGTTCAGCGTCACCGTGCTCGCGTCGTTCGCATCCCACCAGTTGGCAATACCCGAGATGCTGGCCGGGTTGAAGCCAGAAGCCGTGGGTCGGAACAGCCGAGTATCAAGCGCACACATTCGCAGGGTGTCCGTAGGGTAGTGAAATGCCGGTCAGACGACCCGCCAGACGGCCGACGTGGCGTCGTAGACGACTAGGGCGGCACCGCCAGCCCTGTCCATGACGTAGTCGCCAGCCCACGGCACGGAAAAATAGGCGTTGGCGTTGCTGCCGGTGTTGTGCTGGAGCGTGATCGGGGCCGTGGCCCCCACGTTAATCAGCAGCTTGGCGTCACCGTCGACGCCAGTAATCCCGAGGCCCCGCAGATTGACGCCCGTCGTGCCGGTCACCGCCAGGCGGTAGATGTCGCCGGCCCCCGGGTTGTATCCGGTGACCGTCGTGTTGGCGGTCAAGACGGCCGGCGTGGTCACCACGTTCGTGTAGGACGCGCCTGTGGCACCAGCTGCTCCGGCAGCGCCCGCGCTGCCCGTCGGTCCGGTCACCGTGCTGGCCGCGCCGGTGCTGCCCGTCGGTCCGGTAACGCCCGTAGGCCCGGCGATCCCGCTGCCCACCAGCGTCCAGGCCTGGCCGCTCCACTGATACGTCCGGCCACCCGTGGTGACCTGCTGGCCGTTCGTCGGTCCGGTGGGAAAGCTGAGAGACATGGTTCACCCTTGCACTACGAGGAATACGAAATGACGCGCCACGACGAGCCGTCCCAGACGATGAGCTGCGGCGTGCTGTAGACCGTGACGACCGTGACCGCGGCGGGAGTCTTCACCTCAAGCCCGAGAAACGAATCCACTTCCTTGATCACATAGTCCAGGCCCGACCCCATGCCGGTCGGCAGCGTGATCGTCTGCGAGCTGCCGGTGGCGGTCAGGAACTGGTAGCGGGCGGAGTTTTCCGTCAGCGTGATGCCAGTCGCCAGCGTTTGTATGTTGGCCCCGCGGGTGGCGGCAGGGCCGGTGGGGCCGCGCTCACCCTGAACGCCGATCTCGATGAACTGGCCGTCGTAGCGGACGAAATACTTTCCGCTTGCCGTGTCGAGCCACACGCTCCCGGCCGCGGTCAGGTTGGGGGCGGTCGGGCCGGTGGCCGCGAACGCCACGCCGCCCGTCGGACCTGTGACCGTCGATTGGGCGCCCGTCGGTCCGGTGACCGTCGACTGTGGCCCGGTGTTGCCCGTCGGGCCGCGCTCGCCCTGGACGCCGATTTCGATGAACTGCGTCTGGTAACGGACGAAATACCGTCCGGTCGTTTGGTCGAGCCAGACCGCCCCGGCCACCGTCAAGTCTGGGGCCGTCGGCGCAGTCGGGCCGACGGTAAACGCGATCCCGCCCGTCGGCCCTGTCACCGCTGGCCCCGTCGGTCCCGTCACCGTCGACGTCGCCCCGGTCGGCCCGAGCGACAGGTTGATTCCGCTGGGCCAACTGCCGGCCGCCTTGGGGCCGTACAGGAATTTGTTCGAAGTGTCGATGAACAGGTCACCGTTCTGCCCGATCCCGCCGGTAGGCGGCGCGCTGCCAGCCAGCACGGGCGAGGCACCGGAGGGGAGTTGGTAGAAGGGCATTGGTCACCTATGCGTAGTGCTTACCGCCGACCTCGACCCACGCCCCGGCGTAGCGGACGAAATACTGGCCTGTCGTCGTGTCGAACCAGGTCGCCCCTGCCGTGGCCGAAGCCGGCGCCGTCGCCGACTGGTAGGCCTCGCCGCTGCCGGCCGGGCCGGTGGCACCGACGAGCCCTGCGGATTGCAGGTATGTCGTGATCTGCGAGAACGTGACCCGCTTGGTGGCCGAGCTGCTCGACATGA